CCGAAACTTTTAAAACTAACAACATGAAACAACTAATCCAACGATTACTCTTCGGTTACCGAAGCAATCCAGCAGCCTACACCCCAAAAGGAGGCGCGAAACTTACGTACAAAGGTGGCAATGCTGAAGCCATACATTCTGCACTGGTATTAATGCAATATAACATACGCAATGCCAAAGGAATCAACTAAAACACGCAACCGTAAGATAAGCCGCTATATTAGTGATGCCTACGTTAACATCATAAGACCCGATGTAATAGACCCACAACACTGGGATATGTGGCTCAAACATAATGCAGGATTAACCCAAGTTGAAATTGCAATGCTATTTCACGTAAAGAAGTTTGAGGTTGTGCAGATATTGGCAACGGTTGTGGAGCTGCTAAAGTACAAACCGAAAATAATCGAAAAGGAATGGACACAAGAATTTCGTGTATGGATTGATGGGCAGTTATTTAGAGATAAAATAAGGGCTAAACTACATGCCGCTTATAAGGTGGCTAAGAAAACGAATAGTAATACAATTTTAATAATGTCAGAAGTATGATAAACTTTCACAACTGCGACAATATGCAGTTTATGGCTGATGTGCCTGACAAGTATTATGATTTGGCTATTGTTGACCCGCCGTATGGGATAGAAAGGTTTAAAAACGTAACAACCACACCAAGCAGTAAAGATGTTCACGCTAAAAGATTTCAAAGAATGGAAACTGTGAATAATTATAAACCAAGCGCTGAATATTGGAGTGAGTTGTTTCGAGTATCTAAAAATCAAATTGTTTGGGGTGCTAATAATTTTGAACTACCGACAAGTGAGTATTTTTTGTGTTGGAATAAAGAACAAGCAATGCCAAACTTTGCGACTTTAGAATATGCTTGGGTAAGTATGGGATTGAAGAAACCAGCAAAGTTATTTACTTACTCAATCCACAAACACAACCAAGTTGACAAAGTGCATCCAACACAAAAACCGATACCGCTTTACGATTGGATTTTACACAATTACGCAAAGCCAAACGATAAAATATTTGATTCGCATGGTGGCTCGGGAAGCATAGCCATAGCAGTTGACAAAGCTAACACATTAGATAAAACAAACTATTCACTTGACATTATTGAACTCGATAAGGATTACTTCGATGCCTCACTTAACCGATTTAAACAATACAAATCACAACAAACACTAAACTTTATATGAACATAACCGCAGAACAACCCCGCATCAAACCAAGCAACACCCAACTTAAGCAAGAATACAAACAGATGTTAGCACTTGTTGAACATAACGGATCAAGACCAGCGAAATGCAACCCGATAACCGAAGCCGCTAAACAATTCGGCTACACAAGGCCGGGTATTGCTCGGTTAATGAATGGCAAAGTTGACCGTTGGAAGCCTCAACATTACATGATTTATGAATTTCTTAAAGCATATTTAACATAAATTAACACTTTAGTTGAAAATATTATTTTGAGGTAATGAAATTAAGTGTACATTTGCATCAACAAATAACAACAACAACTAAAAACAAAACAACATGACAACAGCAACAATTACAAAAACATTAGCTAAAGTAAATGCTCAACCATCAGAATATTCTTTAGGATTCAGAAGATTAACAGTACTTTCTGTAAGAGTTAGACATAATGTAAATTTAGCTTGTGTTTTAAAAGGAGAAAGTAACGACAACTCAATGAAAGAGTTTTTAAACAACCTAACAGAGCAAGAATTTATCAGCTGGTTAAAAGTTGCATAGTTAAATAAACAAATCAAAGGGGGCTAAACACCCCCATTTATAAACCCAATAAAAACTAACTAACAATGCAATCAATTTACATCACAAAATCAATCACTACCGTTACTACGTGGGAAAACAAACAACAAAATCAAAGAATTGAACACGAGTCAGATTCAGAAACATTTTACTTTTGGTTTGATGGCAGAATAGCGGCATCATTTGAGCAAAAGGATGCAGCCGACATACTTAAAAAATGCGATGCGCTTATTTCTGCTGGATTCAATGAAATGGATTTAGCAGGGCAAGACTTCATCCCTAACAATGCATTTCTCTCAATAGTGTTGTCACAATACTTGCACGTTCCAAAAATCGATACAATTCATAATAATAGTAATCATAATTAATACAATAAATCAAATGACAATCAAAGGCACAGTAAAGCGCATAGGCGCAACGCAAACAGTAAGTGATGGAAAGTTCTCAAAGAGAGAATTAGTACTCACAACAACAGACCAATACCCGCAAATCGTATCAGTTGAATTGCAGCAGAAAGCCTGCGCACTTGCAGATTCTTTATCAGTAGGGCAAGACATTGAGGCTTACATCAACATCAGAGGGCGCGAGTGGACATCGCCACAAGGTGAGGTTAAGGTGTTTAATACGATTGCTTGCTGGAAGATTGATAGTAATCCATTTACACAGACAAACGATCCGCAGGTGGAGTATTCAAAGCCAATTTCAACAGATGACTTATTTTAAATCTTAATACATAACTAACATGAACACACAAAAAACACATTTTAAACAACTCCGAAATACCAATTACATCGGTGGTTGGGATTTAACCGATGCAGACAAGACAGTTACAATTACTAAAGTTGACAAGGAAAAAGTACACGATGGCAAAGGTGGAGAATCCGAATGCTGCATTGTTCACTTTGCCGAATGCAAACCGATGGTGGCTAACGCTACCAACTTAAAGCGCATTTCAAAACTTTTGGGCAGTCCATTTATCGAAGACTGGGCAAACAAACAAATAGTATTAACAACCGAAAAGGTAAGAGCATTCGGTGAAATGCACGATGCAGTCCGAGTATCAACCAAGCCTGTAACCAAACCGACATTAAGCGGTGAAGCAATCGAAAAGGCCAAAGCGGCTATTGCTGCGGGATCGGTTACGATAGATGCAATTAAAAAGAAGTATAATGTTACTAACGAGGTGGAGGCTCAATTGACAAATGGATAAGATATTTCAAATACACTGCTCACAAATCGGGAAGATAATGAGCAACGCAAAAACTAAAGGCGAACTTTCAGCAACCTGCAAAACATTCTTGGCCGAATGGTATGCCAATGACCGCGAGCAGATACATTCAAAGTACATTATGAAAGGTAACTTAGTTGAAATTGACCTGATTGATTTTATGGCCGAGCAAATCGGTTTAGGTATGGCTCAAAAAAACGAAGTAACTGTGCATAACGAATGGATGGTTGGAACGTGCGATGTAATCACTAATCATTTAATAGTTGATGTTAAGGCGGCTTGGTCACGTAAAACATTGCAGCAACAAGCTATTGATGGAATGAATAGCGACTATGAGTGGCAAGGTCGCGGTTACATGGCGCTTTATGAGCGACCAACATTTATAGTTTTTCATGGCTTAATGAACACACCAGAGGAGGCTAACTACGATGGCGAGGTTGTGTATGATGACTTACCAGATAACGAGCGTTGGGTAGCTTATCAGGTGCAACGCGATGTAACTATTGAGCAACAAATAATTCAGCGTGTAATTCAATGCAGAGAATGGTTGGAGGAATACGATAAAAAAATAGTTGCGACTTTGGGTAAAATTCATTAAGTTTGCATTATTGTTTCGATTCCACATTATAGAAACATAATAGTATTGGCCCGTTTAACCGAGCGCAGAAGTGGAATCCTGCGTAAAGTTTAGCGGGCTTTTTTAATTCTTATAACTATGAAAATATTTTTAGTAAAATCACCGAGCGGCAAAATCCTTCCAACATGGGCCGAAACAATTTATCACGCTATCCAAAAAGCAATGGTAGTGGATGGGTTTAGTTACAATCAAACCGAATATAATAAACTTAATCCTGCGAAAAAATGAAAACAGAAAAAGAATTGGTTGATCAAATGGTAGTGCACTTTAAAAAGTATTTTGAAGTCCAACGTGAAGTAGTTAGCAAATGTAAAAAAAACAGAATTGATTTGCTTTTGACTATTGATGGTAAATATCATTTTGGTATTGAGTGCAAAAGGCCCGACAAAAAAAGAGGCGAGGAAATCGGTGAATATGTTTTGCAAGCCAATAGATACACAAAAGCAGAATGGGAATATAGACCAGGCGAATTTGTAAAAGCACTTATATTTATTTACCCTGCATTATCTTATAACTATTTTATACTTAATGAAGAATCTATATTTATTGATGGTATCGAATATCATAAGGATAGACATCATAAATTGCATGATCATAATACTGTTAATTCATTTATTTGTAAAATTGCGGATATTGGTGAAGTAAGAAAGAAATCATTAGGCTATCAGTTTTCTTTTATGAACAAACCAATATTTGAACATATAATTTACCCACATACGGGTAAAGATTATTCAAAGGTTCATGAAGTTAATTATAATTTCTATATGAATAAACTATGCAACCAATAACATTCAACTACTACGAAGCCGATATCAAACGTAGCACTCCACTTGGTAGTGTTACGCTTGAATATCTTATAAACGCTATTAGAACACCTAAAAAAGATATCCGCAATGTATTTGAGGAGATAA